CGCGCTGTTCCGCGGTCATGAACAGCACGGCGCCGATCGATACCTGGTATGGATTGCAGACCAGCATGGCACCTTGCCAGGCCGCGGCTGCGAGCGTGTGCGATTTGGGGCATCGGGCGAGGAGCTGGCCGCGATTGCGGCCGCGGGTAGCGTAGGCGCCCGCGAGGGCGCCCTTGGCTGCGGGGGATAGGCTCATGATCGGTACACCTCGAACCGGGTGGCCCAATCAAGCTTTGCCATGAACCGCGGCGCTTCGGCCAGAGCTGCGGCCTGGGTTGGGAAAAAATCAGGGTGGCAGTCTGCCGGCACATCATCGGCGTTGAAGTAGCGAATCATCCATGGCTGTTCGCCGTCGATTAGGCGGGCGGTGTGCTCGTCCATGTCATCGGCCGGCATGGTGACCAGCTCGACGTCGAGGCCATCGGCCTTGGCCTGGTCCAAGGTGTACTTGGCTGCAGCGGGGTCATTGTCGCCCCACATCAGGAAGTCGCAGCCAAGGGTAGCCTTGTCGCGGACTACGTAGCGGATGGCCGGCGGTTGTTTCAGTTTCATGGTGCGGGCTTTCGTGTTGTTTGTTCCATTTCATTGCGTAATGCGGCTCGCTCCGCGGGCGATCGATCTTCGGGCGCTCGCGCGGCTGCGTTTGCGATCATGTTCATCCAGGCTGGGCTTTTGCGTTTGGGTTGGCCTTTGTTGTCAACCCAAATCAAAACGGTTTCGCCTTTGTTACCTACGGGGAATCGGCGTTGTTCAGGCATAGTCTGTCCTTTCATGTTTCAATTTTTGAAAATCCGAAAAAATCGCCAGTTACTTGGTCATGGGCTCGAGCACACAGCCCGGGTATTGTTTGGCTAGCTTTTTCTGTAGCTGTGGCCATGAGGTTTTGAACACCGCATAGAATAACGGTAGGAAACCTATGGCCGGCATTGCCCATGGGTTTTCAGGTTCGAATGATGCTGCCCAATGCGGGAAAGCTTGCGCGATTTTGATCGTTGTCATTTGCCGGACTCCAGGTGATTACGGACCAGGAAATCGTGTGCGGCTTCGGCCGCGGTTGTGCCGTGTCCGGTATGAGCAAAGCCCTTGGCTTCAATGATCCACTGCACGTTACGGCTAGCCGTGACGTTAGTGGCAATGCGGGATTCTAGTGCGTCGATTACTGCAGGGGCGCGTTTCATGACAGGTTCCTTTATGAAAAATTCGTGTGGTTTACCGTTTACTGTGGTGCCGTCCTGATGGGTTAATCCCCAATAGTTATTTGTTGGCGTGTAGTGCACTAACCATTGGCCGATCGAGTCCTTGATGACGCGATAGCCATCATTGCTCCAGCAAACGATTTTGCCGCTTTCTACTGCCGCTTTGATTTGATCCAGAGTCATGGTCATTCCCGTTCAATGCTTGTGATAGGACACGTTGCTAACATCGTGCGACCAGCACGCACGGCAGGAACCGCAATTGTTATCCTGCTCGGGTGCCGGGCATATGTGACCGCGCGCGGCTTCATTCTGATGCACGGTAGACGTAATGGGCCAGGCCTTGGTCGCGGCGCCATCCACCATTGTTGCGCTAACGCGAATTGTCAGATTCGCCGGAACCTTGCCGCCGCTTTTGATATAGCGTGACAGGATTCCAATCTCGCGTGTGGGAAGCCAGTGTGACAATTCTGGAGTCTGTGCTGCTACTTCACAGATGCGGGCCAGATGAGTCTCTGATTGCAAGTCGCCACTGTCATGCCAGCGATGATGGGCCGACAACGGCAAACCTACTTTGCGCGGCTTGTGTGCAGCCTTTAGCAGCACCACCATTGCATCCACCCATTGTTCATGGGCAATGCCAGCGATACGCTTTTCGTGTGCCATCTTTACGGATGGATAGATGTAATTGCCTTTAAGCGCGTAGCATCCATGGCACGTTGAACCTTCAACTAGATTCAATTTGGCGCCGGTAATGCATGCCTTAGCGCTAATGCCGTAACTTGTGCCCGGCATTTTTGAGGGATAGCCCAATGGGCCGGCGATTTGGATTGCTTCCTTAATCAGCATGTCTTTTTGCTTTCGGTTAGAGTGTTATGATTCGATTCCATGGCCGGCCCGCGTCATGTGCGTCATTGGCCCGGACGGCATCCCAATAGAGTTGATTGAATCCGGCCCGATAGCCGTCTTCATAGTCGCGATAGGCAAAGGTTCCGGGGATTAGATCGGTTCGTGGCGGTTTATTAGCTTCGGCCGCGCGGAAACCGATCCGGTAGAAGTGTGAGGCGCGATCTAGAGTTGACATGTTCGTTTCCGTGTTATGTTCGTTTCAGTGAAATCAACATATCCCGATCGGGACATAATGCAAGAGCTAAATTCAAATAATTTGAAAAATAATTTGAAGCGCAAGCCGCAATGGGGAAACGCGGCTTGGAAAGCGGCCGCTTTGCGCATGCGATTGAATAAAGGGCGGACTAATCGAAGGATATGCAAAGCGATTGCAAGGCATAGCGGCATGCCGTGCGGTCAATTGGCAATGGCCGGCGTTCCTGTATGCCGTTTCCATGGCGGTCACATGATGCAAGCCCGCAACCGATCAATTGAGGCAAAGCGCAATGCAAAGCGGAAAGGTGAAAGCGGCCGGTTTAGTGCAAGGCAATTCAGAGGCGCCGGCGCCACTAGTTGAGAGTGGTCAAGGATCACTAAGGACAATAGTCCGTGAAGCCCTGCTAAACGTGCTTAAAGACCAGGACGCTAGCGCGGCCGCAAAGGCTAGCGCCGGCCGGACATTGCTGCAGTATTTCACTGATGAAAGCCCGCAATCGCGGCGCCGCGGCGCTGACATGACAGCGGCCGAGCTCGACGCGGCGCTAGCGCAATTGGGTGAATAGCATCCCAGATGCATCCCAGCGACACTGGCGCGAAAGCCAAACGCCAATTAAAACAATACGTTAGCAGGCCCATACCATCAGTCTATAAAACAGATGGTATGCCGCGCGCCGCGCGCGCCGCGGTCAATCAAGCGGCGAAAGTGTAGTGTTTTCAAAGGCTTATCATCGTACCGCCCCCTGGCCGGGGCAGATCGAGCGGGCGCCGGCAGCCGCAATGCTGCGTGGCAAATTTTTTGCTGGTTGAAGCGTTCTGTTTGAGTGGTTGAAGCATGGTAATCGTGCGCGAGAATTCTTCCTGGCGATTACCATACAGGGTATTTTTGAAGGGTGGATCCGGCTTAAAAAATACCCTGTCTGCGCCACCCTTATGCGTGGTCGAGCGCGCGGATGAATTCTTCCACCCATCTGTCTTCCACCCAAACGCCAGTGATGCCGGATGCCACGCCCGCGGCCCGCATCATTTCCTGGCGCCGCGTTTCCGCGATCGGCAGCGGCTCGGCAGGCGCCTCTTCCACCAGCTCGATCGGCTTGCGCGCAGCTGACGTGGTGTCCAGCTGCGGATCCCAATCACCTCGACTGTGATGCGGCTGCTGCAGATCCTGCGCGGCATGGTTTTTCCAGAACTTCGACGGCCTGCGATCGATCGGCCTGTCTGGAATCTGCATGTGATGCACCGACATGTCGCTGACATGGTCGTCGCCGGTGATCCTAATATTGAATTTACCCTTGCGCAGGTAGATCCGCCCGGCCTCGGTCATGCTGAGATTGCCCCAGTCTTCGCAGGCGTAGCCGGCCTCGATCAGCTCGCGGGCAATCGAATGCATCGTGTTGTAGCGCGCGCCGTGTTCCAGGCCCGACAGCGCCGCCAAAGCTTCTGCTGAGATCATGTTGCTTTCCCTTTTTCCGGTTCAATGCGATAAATGGGGCGTCCGCACGATGGAAACGCGCCATGCCAGCGATCGTCCGGCCCAAGCAGCAGATTTTATTCTCGGACCGGCCGCGCGGGCAGATTACCGCGGATCTCCTCGACGCGCAGATCCATAATCTGGTCGCCGCGATCAGCTCCACCCAGGCCGCGCTGGCGGATATTCGCCGCGACGACGGCAAGCTCGTCAATAACAGCGTCGGCCAAGAGCAATTGACGGCCGAATGGAAGCTGGATCGCACGGAAATTGATAATATCGAGCGCCGCATCGCCGTCGCCGCGGAAAAAACCGCCGACGTCGTCCAAATCGTGATCGCGAGCGGCCGCGAAACCGATCTGCGCGCCCAAGACGCTGAGGCGGCCGCCGTCAGCACGGCGCAAATGCTCAATGCGATCAGTCACGGCAACATAAACGCGCTGGATGCTGCTTCTGACGCGGAAAATTCGGCCGATCGAGCCGAATCGGCGGCGATCCAATCGGAAAATTCGGCAAATTACTCAAAAGCGCAGTCTGACAACGCGATCGCTGCGAAAGATGAGGCTTTGGCCTGGGCCGAGTACCTCGGCGGGCCTGTTGTCGACAACACGCACGCGCTCGATTTCATAAATGCGTCCAAATTCCCGCAAGGATTGTTCTATCAGCCGGTTTCCGGCATGGGCGGCCTCGGCGGTTTGTGGTCGGCCAAGTGGTGGGCGATCCACTGCCAGCAATTGGTCGGAAATATCAGTTTTTACTACCTCGGACCGTGGGACCACCCGCCGGCGTCCGGCGAGACCAACCCCAACACCGGCGAAAGCGTGCCGAGCCCGATCGCGACCGGCAGTTTCTACTACGACACCACCAAGAACTCGATCATGATCTGGAACGGCACCGCCTGGCAGCCGCCCGGTGTCACCGTCGCGCCAGGTTTCCGCGCCCGCTCTGTTCATCTCGCCGCTGCCGGCCAGACGGTCTTCACCGGTGTCGACATCAACGGCTTGGCGCCGGTTTTCACCAACGAGGGCCATGACGTTTACTTAAACGGCGTCCGCCTCGTCCCGCAAATCGACTACACCACCGACGCCGCGGCCGACAGCATGACCATGGTCGAGGCGCCCGGCGCCGGCACGGTTGTGCAGTGGGATCTGATGATCCCGCCCGATCAGATCAATTCTGCGCAAGTGGATTGCTTCAAGGTGCAGCCGCTCGTCCCGGACGGCGTCAAGACGACGTTCGCGTTGAGCTACATCGATCCGGTTGCCGGCCCGCCGGCGGTTGCGGTCGATGTCGGCTCCGGCGCGCAGCTGCAAGTCAGTCTGGACGGTGTGATCCAAGAGCCGTCGGTCGATTACACCGCCCTCGGCTCGACTTTGAGTATGGCTGCGGCGCCCGCGGCCGACAGCCGTTTCTGGGCGGTATGGTTCCGGCCGCACATCGCCGCGGTGCTGCCGCCATGAGAGCAACATGAGCCAGAATCTGCGCGTTGCGCTCTGGGTGCCGGCCGCCAATCCGGTCGGCGGCAACAATGCTATTCGCAATATTGCGCCGCCGAGCTCCAACAAGCGCATACCATCGGAATTCGTCGTCTTGAGCGGCGGCAGCGGCGGCTCGGGCGGAATCGAAGAGGCGCCGTTCGACGGCGAGGCTTACGTCAGGATCGATGGCTACTGGGTGCAGCTCGACGGCGGCACATTCTGAAGGGAGTGACAAATGACGATCTATCATATCGATGAAACGCAGGTGATGACGATCTCCGGTCCGGCCAAGATCAATATCGGCGGCGCCGACAACGTGCCGACGATCGGCCAGGTCGATCCGCCGACGGTCGACGGCCTCAATCCCGATACCGCGGTGTGCGGCGATCCCGATCTGCAGCTGATTGTCGATGGCACTGGCTTCAATAACGCCAGTATCATCACCTTCAACGGTCTCGACGAGCCGACCGCGCTGTTGAGCGACACGCAGGTTCGCACCAACGTCAAACCGTCGCTGTTCCAGGTCGCCGCCACCTGTCCGGTCGGCGTCCGCACCGGCGGCATGCGCAGCAACACGATCGATTTCACCTTTACCGACCCGGCGGCCCGCAGCCGCAAACGCTAAAGACTGCCAGTTTACCAGGCCTTGAATTGAGGATGAGGTCATGAAGCGGTACCGCCACCGGCGCAGTGCCAACCCGGCCAATGCGTTTCCAAGTCTGCTCGAGCCTGGCGAATTGGCAGTAAACACTGCCAATCGGCAGCTCGCGGTCGGCGATTCCAACGCTACCACGGTCGGCGTGCCGATAGCGTTGCTGGCAATTCGCTATTTTGACGTCCGCGCGAGCTATGCCTCGGGCGATATCGTCGTCCAGGCCGGAAATATCTACAAAGCCAACGCCGCGATCCCGCCTGGCGCGTTCAATGCGTCGAATTGGACGCAATTGGGCGCTGCCGGCGGTGGATCCGCCGCTACGGTTACTTTTGCGCCGGCCGGCAATATCGCAGCGACCAATGTGCAAGCGGCGATTGTCGAATTGGACACCGAGAAGGTGGCCAAGGCCGGCGATGTCATGTCTGGCCATTTATCGCTGCCGACTGGGCCAGCTGCGGCTAATGCGGTGCGCAAGGACTACGTTGATACTGCGGATGCGGCACTGACCACCGCAATTAACAACAAATCCTCGCTGACCGTCAGCGACACGCCGCCGTCTTCGCCGGTCGACGGTGCGCTCTGGTGGGAATCCGACACTGGCATGCTCTACGTCCGCTACAACGACGGCGTAGGTCCCGCGCAGTGGGTGCAGGCGGCCGCAGTGCCGAGCCTCGACCCAACCGCGTTTGTCGCCAAAACCGGCGACATCATGACGGGGCATTTGTCGCTGCCAGTGACGCCTGCCGCCGCCAATGCGGTGCGCAAGGATTACGTTGATGCGGCGATTACGGCCTACGCCGCGCCACTCGATGCGCTGGCGTACAGCGGGATGCAGATCAACGGCGGCATGGAGGTTAATCAGCCCGGTGTGCCGCTAACCAATGCAACCGGATATATTTGCGACGGTTGGCGAATTGGTTTCGCTGGTGGAATGGGATTTACAGGAACCGTCGACAACGGTGGAGGTACGGTTTTTTATACGCCATATCGTTTGATAGTAACTATTACTCCAGCCCAAGTTTCGCTTGGTGCTGGCGACTACTTGCAAGTCATACATCGCATAGAAGGCTTTCGTACTCTGCGAATGCGGTGGGGTACTGCAAACGCGCAGCCGCTTACGATTGGATTTTGGACTGCACACGCTCGCCCAGGTCTTTACAGCGTTGGAGTGCAAAACAGCGGCGCTACTAGGAGTTATGTAACAACTTACACACAGAACGCTGCCGCTACTGCTCAATATAATGTTGTAACGATCCCAGGAGATACGGCAGGGGCGTGGGCTATCGATAACACTCTCGGCATTCAGTTGATGTTTTCAATGGGCTGCGGGACCACCTTCACGGCACCAGCAGCAAACGCTTGGCAGGCCGGAAACTACATCGCTGCTCCTGGTCAAGTTAATGCTGTGGCGGCAACGACAGATGCGTTTCGCTTGACCGGCGTTGTCGTTCTCCCCGGCAGCCAAGCGCCGACCGCCGCGCAGTCGCCGATGATCATGCGCCCGTATGATCAGGAGTTGGTGACGTGTCAGCGGTATTGGCAACCTAGTTGGCTAATTTGGAATGGTTATGCCAATCCTGGCAGCAATTTTTATGGGACATCGTCACTTCTCACTCCGATGCGGGCGGCACCTACACTAACTGGCGTCAATCAAAATGTTAATGGGTTTCCTGCTTCTGTTGGCTCGCTTAGCCTTCAAGGCAATGCAGTTATCCAGGAAATTAGAACGGCCAACGCAACCGGACAGTGTTGGTTCTTTACCAGCATCACAGCAGACGCGAGGCTGTGATGGGCATCAACTTCCCCTCATCGCCAGCGATCAACGACATCTACCCGACGCCCGCTGTCGCCGGCGTCCCGCAGTACAAGTGGGACGGCACTGCTTGGGTCGCGGTCGCCGGCGCCGCGCAGTTCGTTCTGAAATCCGGCGATACTATGACCGGCGATCTGGCGATTGCCAAATCAACACCGCTTATGATTTTAAATGATACTGGCGGCGTTGTTGCTGACGTTAGGTTTAATCGTAACGGCGGTCGTCGTTGGCTAACGCGAATGGATGGCAGTACCGAAAGCGGCGGCAATCAAGGTTCGCAGTTTCAACTTATCGCTTACGCTGATGACGGCACCAGCGTATCCGCTGTTGTTCTCACTGGTAACCGTGTTGATGGTCGATTGTCTGTTTTTGCTGATCCG